TCACGCCGCGCTCGCAGTCGTTTTTGGCAACATTTTGGCAACATTTTCCCGAAGCAGCAACGAATCCATCGCCGCGCCCACCTCGTCCAGGTCGTCGTCGAACAGGTCCGCGTACACGTCCAATGTCATGGCGGCGCTCGCGTGGCCGAGCTGGTTCTGGATGGCCTTGACGTTCGCTCCGGAGCTGACCATGAGGCTCGCCGCGGTGTGGCGCAGGTCGTGGTAGGTGAGTCCGAGAGGGACGCCGGCGCGCCTCTTCGCCCGCCAGAACCACTTGGTCGGGTCGTTCGGCGGCGCGGTGCGCGCCAGATATCCTCCGTCCTGCGCGGGGAACAGCGGCTCGCCGCCGTCCCTTCCGGAGCACTGCTCGCGCAGTGGGGCGTCGAGCGCGGAGGGAAACACCACCTGCCTCGCCCTGCCGGATTTGGGCAGATCCACCACCACCTCGTGACCGACGGTGGTGGCGCTTCTCCTGACGGACAGGCGGTGTCTGGCGAAATCCACGTCCTCGACATGCAGTCCGGCCATCTCTCCCCATCTCAGTCCGCACAGGCCGAGCACGAGCACCATCGTCCGCCGGTCGCCGGATTCGTCGGCGAGCCGGAACAGCTGTTCGACGGTGAGGTACGTGTGCTCCTTGCGCTTCTTGCGTGGCGTCTCGATGCCGTCGCACGGGTTGGACGGGATGAGCCTGTCTGCCACGGCGTCGGCGCAGATGCCGCGCAGGATTCCGAGGTTGCGCAGCACGACGGTCGCGCTTTTGCCCTCGGCCTGCTGGCTGACCCATTCCTGTATCTCGGCGCGGGTCAGCGATTCGAGCGTGCGCGCCGCCCATTTCGGCTCCACGTGGACACGCCACGCGCGTTCGAGCGATTCGACGTAGCTGGCCTTTGACGAAACTCGTTTCTTGGCTATCCATGCCGGCCAGAGCCCGCCGACCTTTCTGCGCCCGGCCTGCGGGTCGATGAACGTGCCGGACGCTTTGGCGATGGTGACGTGTTCGGCCAGCCATTCCTGGGCGTCGCGTTTGCGTTGGAAGCCGCGCCGGCTGGTCTGCGTGCCGTCTGGTTTGCGGTAGATGACGCGCCATCGGCGTCCGTCCTTGGTGTCGTATGCGTCAATGGTCGCCATCTTCCGCCTTCTTCCGTGGCCTGCCGCCGCCGACGCCGCGGCCAGGGCGTTGCGCGTTCCATTGGTCGATGGTCTCGGGGAGCCAGCCGCGCGTGCGTCCGATGGTGGCGTCCGGCTGGGGGAGCTTGTAGGCGCTGACGGCGGCGGTGCTGATGCCGAGGCGCTTGGCCACGTCGGTGACGCTCAGGTATTCGACGGCCATGTCAGTCCTTCCTTCCGGCGATGAGCGCGAAGACGGCGCTGACGATGGCACATCCGGCGGTGAGCGCGAACGGCCAGCCGAACCATGCGCTGGCGGCGGTTCCGAGCGCGAACACCGCGCTGACTATCGATTCCGTTCTCATGATGTCCCATGGCATAATCGGAGATATGGGGTTCCGGCCCCTAGGTCTGGCCGGAACCCTTGCTCACTTCCTCTTCTTCGGTTTCCGTCTCATCTCCTTGATGAGTCCGGTCACTGCTTTGATGAGGGCCGCGATGCTCGCGACGAGAAGCGAGATGCTGGTGATTATCTCCGATGGTGTCATGTTCACCTCCTTTCCTTGATATAAACTATATTAGCACAGTAAATAAAGTAATGCAAGTCAGAACACGAAGAACCACACTCACCAAAATCACCGAAATGTGTCAGGATTATCCAGATTGTGAAGAGATGTAGACGACGCCGCGCGCTCGCATGTAGATTGAACGACAAGGCAGGGGAAGGTGTGCGATGAAGTCGATGACATATGGAGAGGCGAGACAGATTGCACGCGATCTCGCGAAGGATACATTGGAGAACTACTGGTCCGGCTCATACCCGGTGGATCCGGTAGCGATAGCACGGAGCGCCGGGATAGAGGTTTACAGCTCCCAGCTTGGGACGGATACATGGGGCATGCTTGTCGGCGGCGACAATAGCGTCACCATGTACCTCGACAAGGACCAGCCGCTTAACAGAATGCGCTTCAGCGCCGCGCATGAGCTCGGCCATTATATGACGCACACCGCATCTGATGAACGGCTTGCGGATTACGTCAAGGTGATACCAGCCGGCAAAGGATATGTGGACAAACGTAGCGACGCCGGACGTGGGAACCTCTTCGAAGTGATCGCGAACGAATATGCCGGTGCGCTTCTCATGCCGGAGCAGGAACTGCGGAGGATGGCGAAAGCCGGCGACAGCAACATATCCATAGCGAGAGCCTTCCGTGTATCCGTGGATGCCGTCGCATACAGACGAAAGATCCTCGCGCTGTGACGGAGGAAGAGGATTATTTCGGATGGACTGACGCGTCGGACGCCGACGGCATCCCATCCACCGATGACGATTTCGCGCAGATCGATAACATGCCTCCAAGGGATGACGATTTACAAATCGACAAACTGCCGGACGATTTAGGCATGGAACATTCCTTCCAACCAGGCTCCGAAGATGCAAGTATGAGCATGCTGCTTAAAGCCGCTGGGTGGCATCCATTCCTCCACCTGTTCGTCAGAATATCGAACATGCTATACGGAAATTATCCAGAATGGCAACGCCCCAACATCCTCGCGTCAAGGCACAGACGTATGTTCTGGTACTCATGGTTAAGCGATCAAATAGTCCAGTGGTTATGTGTATTGGGAGTCCTGGCATTCGCCGCCGTCACTGCGTGGAAAGCTCTTTTCGCATAAACAAACCCCGGCGCTCGCGATATGCGGGTGGCCGGGGTCTTTTTTTTATAAGGAATCCGAACGGGTATAAGGCTCTATAAGCACGTATAAAGGCGTATAAACTATTGCACGCACACGCCGGAATCGTGCAATAGCTGCCGGTAGTCGTTCAACACCTGGATGGTGACGCCCAATTCCACGGCCATCATCCACGTATTGCCCTCGTACACCGTCTCGGCCATGCCGTAATCCACCGGACTGATCAACGCCAACGCGGTCTCCCTACGGCAACGGCGCTCGCATTTGATTCCGTATCGTGTACCACAGCCGAGGTCATGGTGTCTGGCGTGTATGAGTTCGTGGCACAATGTGCAGCGGCGTTGGCGTTGGTTGAGCCAATCGGCCAATAGGATGAGCCTGTGCCGATCGTCGTATAGGCCGCATATGTCGCGTGGGAGGTCGCGCGATACGATTGACAGTCCCATGGATTCCGCGCTCCGATGAAGGTCCGCAACGGTCTTGTTATCCACATTCCTCTCTTCCGAAAGTATTGTTTTTCGAGAAGTACTTTTTTGCTATTTGTCAAGTTCCGCTTGACAGTTGGAGTGTCGTATGTGATATTCGAACCAGCTCGTCTACATGTTGTAGAAGGAGTCTTCGGAGTCGTCCTTAACGGGCGGCTCTAGTTTTTATTATCTATGCGGCCAGCTCCTGCGGAGCCCTCTTTGCCAGCTGCGAATACGGGATCACGCTTACTCCGCAGTTTGCGAACGCTTCGGACGCCCCGTCCTGCAACGGGCCTTCACGGTCGTCTCCGATGACCACGAGCTTCGCATCGGCGCGTTCCTTGGCCTTGCGCGTGTCCTCCCAACCCCACATGATGTTCCTCACGGCGTCCTTGTCGAACTTGTTCGGAGCCTGGCAGAATCTCGTCGGATGGTTTGCGCTGCGCTGGAAGATGAAGTCGAAGCTGTGTTCGTATCGCGACACCCCGCGGATGCCGACGCTTGCCGTATAGAACACGTTACATCCATCCAGCACGGTGGCCACGTCATCCGCGAAGTATTCCGCAACCCTCCGCTGTGCGGCCTCCATCATGGACCCGACGCCGATGAGGGCCTGCGCGTAACGGTTCATGGCATCGCCGCGTCTTCCATCCGATTCGAGCACTATTTCGTCGTTCTTGATGCCTGCACCGTATTTGCGGGCGATGCGTTCCATGCGCTCGCGCCTCGCCTCTGTGATTGTGACGCCGTTCTGTCGGAACGATTCGAGTGTGTACCCGTCGTCGGTGAACATGATGCCATCGCCGGCTGTCTTGGCATAGAAGATCAGGTCATCGTTGGAGTGGTCGAACATCGGGAGCGTTATTTCCTTCCACTCTCCGAGGTCCTTGGCAGAGGACTCGTGCTTGAGCCATTCACCATACTCTTCGATGAGCTCGTCGGGCTTGATGCTCTCGATGCTGTTCATATCAGGCTCTCCTGGAAGACTGGTCTCTTGATCACGTTGAACTTATCTAATAAGGCTATGGTAGCGTCCACGAATCCATCGGACTCGAGATCGGCCGGATACGCCACCAAATCATCGTCTCCTTCCTTGTATACATGCCAGTGAGTACCCGATATTCGTGTGCCGTCGGGATTGTTGTGCGTTCCGCTGTTGACACATAAGCGTATCAGCGGAATTCCCAGTTTCGTGATGCGGGCTGATATCTGATGCCTTGCTGCGTTCTTGGTTCCTTGGAAGACGGCGATGGTGAATTTCTCACCGTCATCGGCTCTCACGTGGAATTCCGCGTTATGCTCGCCGGCCGCCGGCATTCGAAACACATCCTCCACGGCGTTCTTGACGGCCGCGATAAGCCGTTCGGCTTCCTCCTGCGAAAGAGTGAACCTTGGCTTCCTATTCTTCCTCGACATGTCTTTTCCTCTCACTCGTCGGGTGTCTGGGACTCGATACGAGCATTCTCATCATGGTTGGCGGCCACATCGTAGTCCTCGGGATGCGCGGCGATACGGTCGATGAGATCATCCGTGACCTGGTTTTGGCGCTCGCGAGCCTCGTAAGCGCGGGCTGCCTCAATGATCTCTCGCAGCGTGGCGACTGAGTCCACCTCACAGGTCTGGCAGATGATCAAAAATTCGGAAAGTCTAATTGGTCCTCGAAGACCAGAACGAATATCTCTGATTCGACTGTATGTAATTGCGCCATCTGTTGCACGGTCGAATTCTCGATTGCTGAATCCTCTGTCGGTGAGGAGCTCATCGATGGCTGAGGAAGTAGCTTCATCGATGCTTGTCCTGCGTATCTTATCCATGTTCAAAAGATAGCACCTGCTAACTTTGATGGCACGTGACACGCCGAGTTTGCAAAAACTGATAGCACGTGACATCATTTAAATCACCAAGCGATGGCACGTGAAATCAAGGAGGCAATCTCAGATGGAGACAAAAGAAGAGATTGACTGCGAAGCGCTCGCGGCTGACGTTGTCAACAAGACCAGAACGAACGTCCTGCTCACGAAGACGACAATGACCAGCATTGCAGACCGAAGCGGATTCAATCGTCTGACAATCTCCAAACTTTTGGACAAGAAAAAGGACATGCCATTGAGAATGTGGCTCGCAGCCGTCTACGAGAGCGGTGCGGATCCATGCGAAATCCTCTCAAAAGCAATCCGTGAGCTGTCGGCGCTCGCCGACGCATGAATCGAAAGGAGAATCCGATGAACAATGAAATCCAACGATTCGATTTCAAAGGCGCATCATTACCTGGTGACGGACGAGGAACGGAAGACAATATCATCCTCGAAACACAGCACGGCAACCCCACCTCCACGCTTCCAGCCGACACCATCGGACACACCACGCTCGCCACACTCAAACCATCGCAGGCGGCTCTCGATGCGGCCGAGCTAAGGAGGTGATTGTGGTGACAATTCTGTTCTACCGAGCCAACAGGTGCATGGTTGTCAGTCCTGTTGAGGATTTTCGTCGAGTGTTGGATATGCCAACTCCGAGTGTTCCAGGAGAACCTCGTCCACGAAATAACGCACTTCAACGTCTGTGGAACCGTATCCGAGGTCGTCGCTCCACTTCCTCATATATTCCCAGACAGCGCGTTTTTCCCGGATGTCCAGAAGACGCCGTGCTGGCAATCGATATGGCAGGAGGATGCGTCTGGATACGTGGGACTTCTCCAAACGGGTGGGTTCCTCTAGATATTCCAGGGTTACACGCACGGATTCCCGAGCAGTTTCGGAGGTCGGAAGAATGATCGCCACAAAAGCCTCTCCGGGTTTTAGCAGGGCCACGTCTTCCACTACCTCGAATCCCCTCTCGTATTGCGGGCCTTCGAGCATCATGAGGACTTCGCAGGAATCGTCACTCGACAGTTTGATCGCGTGCGCGGTTCCGTCTCCATCGTTCCGCCAGTCAACGAACAATGTGGGACGTCTGAACCCGCATATCGCGATCAAAGGCACAAGTCGTTTATCGGCATGCCGAAGAACGCCTTCTCGCGGATTGATAGCGACTCTTCCGCGAGTATGCCAAGGCCACCAGATGGTCACTCCAGTAAGGATTGCAGACGCAATGGCAGCGATAATCGCGACCACGACACCGGCCCATGTGGCCACGACGGACGAATCCATAACCCACCAGCTTCCACGACAAAGGAACGACCAATGAGCACAACAGTACAGCAGAAGCACACCGACGGAACCATCGCGACCCTGCTCAGAACAGCCCCGACGAACCAACCGAACTTCTAAGGAGAATCCAATGAACAATGAAATCCAACGATTCGATTTCAAAGGCGCATCATTACCTGGTGACGGACGAGGAACGGAAGACAATATCATCCTCGAAACACAGCACGGCAGCCCCACCTCCACGCTTCCAGCCGACATCATCGAAGGAACCTGCAACGTCAGCAGGACGGTCAGGAAAACATTCCTCAGCCTGACCATGTACATCGACGGACTGTCACGACTGAACGTGCACGACCCGAACGCGAAACTCACCGCCAATGAGCTTGACAGGCTGGCGGACTTGTTTCACGAGCAGGCCGTACACGCAAGGCAACTGGCTACAGGGAATCAGGAACAGTGAGCGACTGTTTCAGCATCACCGCAATATAGGTCGTTTCGCCCTGCGGCAGAAGCTGAAAGCCCACCGGCTCCCAACCATCCATCTGCTTGGCCAGTTCCGGCACTGACCCAAGGAAATCAAGGGTAGCGCTCCGGACCGTCCCCACCTCACCGGAGAACAGTTGCTGACTCTCCACGCAGAAAGTGACCAGACGGTATTCGTTTTTCATCAATTCACCCCCCTTTCAGTAAGGAACGATATGAACAACAGTATTCAACGATTCGACTTCAAGGGCGCGGCACTGCGCACACTGATCGACGAGAATGGCGAACCATGGTTCGTCGCCAAGGACGTGTGCGACATCCTCGAAATCAGCAATCCGTCCGATGCCTTGAAAAGGCTTGACGATGATGAACGGTCTAGGTTCAATCTAGGGCGTCAGGGTGAGACCAACATCGTCAACGAAGCCGGCCTGTATGTCCTCGTGCTTGGCTCCCGCAAGCCAGAGGCTCACGAGTTCAAGCGGTGGGTGACGCATGAGGTGCTTCCCCAGATTCGCAGGACCGGCGGCTACATCCCCACCACAGACGCGGATGATGACATGACCATCCTCGCGAAGGCCGTGATGATCGGCCAACGCACCATGGAAGCGCAGAAGCAGAAGATCGCCGCGCAGCAGTCGCGTATCGACGAGCTTCAGCCTAAGGCGTCCGCGTGGGACAACTTCGTGGACATTCCCGACGCGCTTTCCGTGCGTGATTCCGCGAAGCTGCTCAGCAACCTGGGCAGGCCGGTCGGGCAGACGGAACTGTTCGAATGGCTTGACTGGCATGACTGGATCTTCCGTGAGAACAAGCATTGGTCCGCACGTCAGAGCCGTATCAACGCCGGGCATCTGATGATGGTTCCCTCGAAGTCGCATGGAACGCATAAGGACGGTACCCCGTTCGCATTCCCGCCGACGGTGAAGGTCACCAGGAAGGGACTGGGGCTGATCGCCCGCCGGTTCGGTGAGGAGACCCTCCAGCTCGAATACCCGAAGGCGGGCGCGTGATGGGCATCTATGAATTGCGCCGCCGCCAGCTGAGGAACGGATTCTATACCGGCGGCGACTACGCCAGCGTCATCAAGGTGGCGAGGCTCACCTACGGACTTGGCGAATCAACAACTTCGTCTCGTCGACGGATTTGTCCAGAAGCGTCATCGCATACGCGAGATCGTTCAATCCCTTCGCAAGCTCACGCTGTGAATAATCGGTCGTCGAATTGGAGGCGTTGTTGAAATGCGTTTGCGCGGAATAAAACCAGCTTGTCGCATTACTCATGATTCTTCTCCTAACTGTTCGGCCCGCACGTCGGAAATGCGGGATGACACCGATTTTAGGAGGGGGCCGGGCGGTTCTCCTAACGCCGCCCGGCATCACACACGCAAAGGAGGCGCGTGATGGTTTTGCAGCAGATGATGACCACCACGCAGGTGGCGAGGCTTTTCGGGGCTGAGACGCCGGAGGAGATTCGGACGCGGCAGGGGTATCTGGCCCAGTTGCGTTTCCGTGGACAGGGTCCTCGGTTCGTGAAGCACGGGCGGATGATCCTTTATCCGGAAACGGCCGTGGCCGAATGGCTTGAGGAAGGCGAGACGAATTGCACAAGGAGCATTGCATGAACGACATTCGCAAGGCGTGCGTGAGGGCCGTGTTTGACGCACTCGCCGAGCATGGCGACATGATCCGCCCGCAATACGCGGAACAGTGGGACGAAATCGACGCGAACCGTTTCCTCTGCCACATCACCGGACCAATGGACATCGACGTCGCCGATCTCGTGGACCTCATCATCGACACGATCAACAAGGAGCTGTGATGGCACTCAGGAGAATCGACGAGGAAACGCTGCTGACACCACCCGCGCCGCCGAAGGACACGGTGATCATGTTCGGCTTGACCGGCTACGCGATTCGCGTCACAGGCAAGGGCGCCAGCCTCATGGAACTCGACGTCGACGGAAGCCACGAGCTGGCGAGCATCGGAAAAGACCAGGCAAGGACATTCATTCAAAAAATCGGAGGCGCAAGATGACGAACAACGATTTCCGTATCGAGGACCGGAAGGAACGCGAGGCGAAACGGCCGAACTATCCGCTGCGCAGGGTCAAGTTCCTGCTCGCGGTCGTCGGCCTCGTCGCCAGCGTGACGCTCATGCTCACCTGGCATGGCGGGAGCCTTGCGGGCGCGCTTGTGGTGGAGGGCGTGTATCTCGCCACCGCGTTGTGGCTGGTGGTGCGGTTCGCGCCCAGGGACGGCGGGGACGACTGACATGGTGTTCGCCGGCGTACAAGGACGCGGACGGATGGCGGAGGCGTGAGTCCTTTCATCTCACATTGCATTTCACGCATTCACTCTCACGTCTTCCGCCGTCATGCCGTCCGCTGCGGGTTCGAATCCCGCCGCCGGCGCTTGGCCGGACCGTCAACGTCGCCCGCATCCCCGCTTCTTTCAGCTTTCTTGGGGGTGTGGGAGCGATGGGCGTGCTTCTTGCTGTCATGGCGCCCAGCGGTCCGGCTCATATCAATCAATCTCGTATCAATCAATCAAGGTCAAGGGAGGAACCGATGAAGGAGATTCTGCCGCATTGGCATTTCAGTCCGAACGCTCCGGTCAAGGACGTCGGCACGAAGGGGATGACGCGTGGTGACAGGGCGGTGGCGGAGGCGTGCCGTCGGGCGATGGAGAGCGAGGCGTGGAAGGAGCTGGAGATCTTGGAATCGGTGGGCGTGCGGTTCACCGGACTGGTGGGCCGGTTCGTGTCCGAGGTGGCGTCTCCCGTGTTGGAGGTGATGCCTGGTGACAGTTTCCATCAGGGAGCGGCCGCGCAGTTGACGCACATGGTGAAGACCAGGGATGGTGGCGAGACCATCCGCATCATCAAGGCTCTCGCCGTGAAAGGTAGGTTCTAATGGCTGGTGAGACGATCATCGCGGTGGTGGGCAATCTGACCGCGGATCCTGAGTTGAGGTCGACGAAGAACGGCAGGAGCGTGGCTGGTTTCACGATCGCGTCCACTCCGCGCACGTTTGACCGGCAGTCGAATCAGTGGGTCGATGGGGACGCGTTGTTCCTCCGCTGCACCGTGTGGGGCGATCTGGCCGAGCATTGCGCCCGTTCCCTCGCCAAGGGCATGCGTGTGATCGCCCAGGGAAGGCTGACGCAGCATTCATGGGAGGATGAGCAGCATCAGAAGCGTTCTTCCATGGAATTGCAGGTGGACGAGATCGGCCCGAGCCTGCGGTATGCGACCGCGCAGGTCGTGAAGGCTCAGCGTGGCACGGCTGGCGCGTATGGCAATCCCGCGACGAGTCCCGCCGGATATACGGGCGGCTCGACACAGCAGACCACGCAGCTGCCGCCTTCCGACCCGTGGGGAGCGCCCGTACAGCAATCGTCGTCGTTCGGCGAATTCGGCAATCCAGCCGACACCGAACCGGAATTCTAAGGAGGAATCATGGGCATCACCATAGAGGAACTACGCGTCGAGGACCTGCATCCGAATCCGAACAATCCACGCAGGCAGGTGGGCGACGTGGCCGATCTGGAGGCGAGCATCCGCTCGCAGGGCATCAAACAGCCGCTCCTGGTCACGCCGACAGGGGAGATCGACATCGACGGGCATGCGCAGTACCGCGTCGTCATTGGCCATCGCAGGCTCGCCGCCGCCAAACAGGCCGGACTCGCATCCGTGCCGGCCATCATCGAAAGGATGGACGCGCGACGGGAACGCGAGGTCATGCTGGTCGAGAACTCGCAACGCTCCGATTTGACGCCCATCGAGGAGGCCGACGGTTATCAGGGGCTCCTCGACCTGGGCGTGGGCGTCAAGGAGATGGCCGAGAAGACGGGACGCAGCGACCGGTTCGTTCGCAGACGGTTGAAGATAGCCAGAATCCCGCAGGAGACGCGCGACATGTCCGCCGATTTCAGCCAACTGTCGCTCGACCAGTTGGACAAGCTCGCCGAATTCGAATCCGATCCGGACATGCAGCGCGAGCTCGCACGGTCCACCGACTTCGAATGGACATACCGAAGGCTCGTCAGCGAGCGCGACAAGACGAAATGGTGCGGTGAGGCCGACAAGGCGCTCGCGAAGGCCGGTGTTAGGGTCGAGTCCTTCCCGGACGGGAAGAACTATTGGACGTTCGAACCGTGCGGTTACAGGCGGCGCACCGTCATTTCCTCCACTCGGGATTCGTTCTGGAAGCAGTTCACGGGCGAGGATGGGTGGCCGGAATTCTGCGTCTTCAAGAACCACGGCGACTACTGCCTGTACGAGCCGATTCCACTCGACCAGCTCGAATGGGCTGAGAGCGCGAAAGCCGAACGTCAGGCCATCATGGCACGGGGGAGGGAACTCGACCGCAAGGCTAGGGACTTCGAGGCGATTGCGAGGGACACGCGTTTCGCATGGCTGAAAACCAACCTCCACACGCTCACCCGCGAACAGACAGTGGCGGGAATCTGCGAACTCGCGCTCGCTGAGACGGTCGGCTGGCATTCGATGTTCGTGGGCCAGCGCCTCCATGGCGAGGGTGTCGTGGAGGCGCTCATCGGTTTTGGATGGAATCTGCCGATTACTGAGCATGACGGCGACCACTGGTCGTTGGAATGCAAGGAGAACCTCGACTCGATCCGCATGGTGTTGAGGGACAGGCCGCTGCGGATCCTCGACGTGCTGGCCGCACGCCAGGAGGACAACGCCGATTGGCGTGCGTGGCGCACCATGCGCGGCGTTGATGAGATGTGCGTCTGGTACGGCGCATTGGAACACCTCGGATACCAGCCCAGTGCGGAGGAACGCGAGGCACTCAAGGGCGCGATGGTCGAAAAGGAGCAGAAATCATGAGTATGGAAAATGTGCGGAAGCTGCTGTACCAGGAATGGGGCCTCGACCCTTATGAGCTTCGCATCACGATGATGGTGGCGGACTGGACCGGCGATGACGGCAAAGGGTTCGCATGCAGCACGAAGACCATCGCGGCACGGCTGCATATGTCGGACCGCACCGTGAAGAACAAGCTCAAATCGCTTCGTGAGAAGGGTTTTCTGGAATATGGCAACCAACGTCTTGTGGAGGATTATGCGCCGAACCGTCGTCCGAAGGTGTATAACCTGCATTTCCCCAAGCGTGGGAGTGCACGCCGTGCACCCCAGAAACCGACAGGGGAAAACAGGGGTGCATATCATGCACCCCAAGAAACTGATGTGCAACTGGGGTGCACTTGCGGTGAATCTGCGGTGAATCTGGGGTGCACGCAGTATGCACACAATACTATTAATACTCCTAATACTCCTAAAACTATTGAGAGAGACGCGCGCGCGAGAAAACAAATCCCAATACCAGCCGACTGGAAACCCTCTGAGGAACACCGGGCGCTCGCCGACCGGCTCGGCATCGACTGCGACATCGAAGCCGGGAAATTCCGCGACTGTGCCCTCGACTCGGGAGCCCGCTCGGCCGACTGGAACGCGAAATACCGCAACTGGCTCGTCAAAGGCAAGGAACGCGGATTCGCCACGCCAAAGGATTCCAACGCTCGCCGACGGTTCACGTGGGGCAGCGAAGAGGTCAAACGCGTTCTCGGCCCGATAGCCTGCGAAGGCACGGACACGTACATGGAGCTCGCATGCAAGGTCGCGGACCTGCTCAACCAGGGCGTGGACCCGGAGACGTTGCGCCGTCAGCTCGCGAACGTGCCCGGCGACGTATTGGCCGAACAATTGTTCGAACAGGAGGCGGCGGCATGAACGCCATGACCATCGCACACATGGCCGGCGTCCTCACCTCGGCCATCCAGGCCGCCGACCGATTGGAACTCGACGCGCTCAAAGGCCCGGCGCTCGCCGATATGGACCTTGACCTCGTCCGCGATATCAAACGCGACTGCTCGACCTGCATCAGCCTGCTCGACCAGTTCGGAAGGGAGCGACGATGAGCGACCGGCAATTCCAGGAATCGAAACGCATCGCCTTGCAACGTCAGGGCTGGCATTGCATGCGTTGCGGACGCAACCTGCACGACCCGACCGTCTGGCCGGGCAGGAGCGGCCACCACCGGCAGTTGCGCCGTCGAGCCAGCCCCGCCGTGCGTGACCTGCCGTGCAACATCGTCGAACTGTGCGGGTCGGGCACGACCGGCTGCCATGGTTGGGCGCATGCGCATCCGGCCGAGGCGGAACGGTTCGGCTACATCATCCCGAGCTGGCGTGATCCGCTCAACGCGCCGATACGCGACTGGAACGGCGACTGGTGGTGGCTGTTGGATGACGGCACGGCGCAACGGCTCACGCAAATCGAGATCATCGAATGGCAAAGCGATTGGAAGGAACAATCATGAGGAAACAGTACGAAGACCTGAACGTGAAGCCGGAGGCGCTGCTCTGGCTCGACTTCGAAACGACCGGTACGGACAGGGATGACAGTCTGCCGTTGGAGGTCGGCATGGAATGCACCGACGTGCTGGGCGAACATTCGTATGGATCCCTGCACCGCATCATCAGACCGTACGATCTCGACCTGTTGGGCATGAGCCAGGTCGCGTTCTCGATGCATACGGACAATGGATTGCTGTTCGAGCTGTTGAATGGTTCGCCGCAGGATGACTGCGTGGGCGCGGTGTCGAACGCGGTGGAGGAGTATCTCGACTCGCTCTCGCAACGGTTCACGCTGGTTCCAGCGGGCACGAACGTGGATTTCGACATCGACTTCCTGAAACGCCTGAACCTCAACCCGGACGCTTGGCTGAGCTACAGGAAGTTCGACCTGACCACGTTGAGACGCTACATCAGGTTCCTGGATTGTCCCGAGGATCCGTACAAGGGACATCGTGGCACGCACAGGGTGCGCGACTGCATCCGACGCGACATCAACGACTACAAGTGGTACCGCAAGCTTCTGAAGGGAGCATGGTGATGACCGTGGCCGCCATGATGCTCCTGTGCGCGGCCGTCCTGGTCGCTTGGATCGGAGGCAGGCCATGACGGTCCAGAAGCATATGGCGTGGCAGTACCGGAATCCCGCCGACCTGATCGGCCGGCGATGCATCGCACTCACCGGCATGGACGTCACGTTGGACGGCCCGTTGGATCTGATCCGGTTGAGTCCGGTCCACGCGGTCCTGAAATACCAAGGCATCGGCCTGCACGTCATCGACTGCGACCTACGCCATCACACGAACAAAACCTCGGACGGCATCCGCGCCGTCGTCGTCACGGAAGGCAAACCATGAAACACACAAGAAACACCATCCAGCCGCACACCAGGAAATGGCACAGGACCAGCCCATGCCCATACTGCGGCACGAGGAAACCCGGCATCGAACGCTACGCCCGGATCATCGGAGCCACGATGCACTGCCTCTGGATCGCCAAATGCCATGGATGCCCGAACGCCATCTGGATCACCACCCCGGGCGACAGCATCAAAACCGCGATCCGCGGATGGAACCGATACGCCAACGGCGGATGGCGCAAACACTAGGAGGAAACGAAATGAGAAAAACAACACGCATCACACTCGCCATCACCGTCATATGCATGGCGCTCGCCGGATGCGGGAGCGCGTCGGAGCCTTCGACGCCAGCGCATGCGGTCAGGTCCATCGAATCGCAGTGCTCCCAGGACGAAGACGGAGACTTTCGTGAATGCGTCATCACCCTGACCGACAAGAGGAAAGTGGACTGCGTCGTCTTCTCGTGCTACAAGCAGGGCGGCCTGTCCTGCGACTGGAGCCATGTGAGCGGAGCCGACAAGGAGCCGGCAAGATGAGCTACCAGGAAATCCATGAGCTGTTCGTCGTCTGCGACGAGTGCCACACAAGCCTTTCCGTCGATGACGCGACCGACGAGGACGCCGACAACGAGGCCGCCGACCACGGCTGGCAATGCGACGAGCTCCAAGGCAGGCACTACTGCCCGCTCCACTGGCACGTCGAATGCCATGACTGCGACATCACCGACAGTGGAGCACCGGACGAACTGGAAGCCGCAGGATGGCACATCGACCGAGATTATCCATGCGACAGCCTCTGCCCGAACCACCGCCATCTCGCATGCCGCGAATGCCGCAAGTGGGACGTCGGACCGCTGCACCGGCTCGAATACGAGGGATGGCAGGTAAATGCAGACGATTTCAAGAAGAGCCTCTGCCCGGAATGCGTAAAAAACAAGAAGGAAACGAAATGAAAGTGAAGAAAGTCCTCATAGACATGATCGTCAAATGGCATCAGGCCGGATACAGCCTCGATGAGATCGCACCACTGGTGCCCCAAGTCCCCAAAGAGGAAATCAAAGCGATCATCCAACACACCCGCGAATAACAAGAAACCCGACCTTCCGGCCGGGCTCCTGGCATCACCACAAACCAGACTACACCGCCGGAGGGAATCGAACAAATGAACGAACCAACCAACGAATCCCAACCAACACCAAACCAGACACAACCAGCACAAACCAACCAACACAAGCCAGCGCTCGCCGGCATGTGCCAAGTGTGCGGCGGGGAGTGCAATCTGCGCAACACGATGTGCGACAAGTGCGATGCCGTAATGAGAGGATGGCTCCGCGACTATCCGTCATGGATCCAAGCCCTGAGCGAGTTTCTGGACAGCACCGCACATTACGGTGGCCATCAGCCCGGCCGGACCAATTTGGCTTCGGCTCCGGCGCCGGTCAGGTTGTCTGTGATTGACCATCTGCAGGAGATCGATGATCTGGCTGTCGCTCTTTGGCGGCGGTTGTATGCTCCGCCGGCCATGCCGTGGGCCGATAGCAGGATTCATCCGTCCGTGTTGAAATGCCTGAGTATCTGTGCGGATTGCAATCGTCTTTCACGATTGCCGGACATTGGTCTGATTTGGCGTGACTGGGAGCGAGTGGTGCGCAAGACGCTGGGCATCATCGACGTGCCGCCATCCAGGCACGGCATCGGCAGGTGCCTGAATCCTCTGTGCGGCGTGGAGCTGAGTGCGGAGGTCGGCGCGGTAAGCGTTGACTGTCCGGTGTGCGGCAACACTTATCGCGTGGTCGACGTGCGATTGGGGTTCCTGCGGGAGTGCATCGAATCAGGCAGGGCGTTCACGGCGCAAGCGTGTGCGGAGCTGCTGCGCGAATGCGGGTTCCAGTGCAATGCGAATACGATTCGCTCGTGGCGTAAGCGTGGCAGGCTCCAGCCGGCCGGTGAGAACGATAAGGGACGGCCATTGTACAGGCTTTCGGACGTGCATCGGCAGGTGTTGCGGCGCGATTCGATTTGACAAAATCGAAAGTGCAACGCAGAATTGTCGGTGGATTAGAGGGTTCAAACCGAGGTGACTTGGTTTGAACCCTCACTCATATCCGCCATGGATTCTCCTAACTCCCTGGGTTGCAGTCCCGTCCTGCCCGAACGGCATATCGGACACGCTCCGCCCACTCCCGTCAGAGTGGACATACCCCAATGTGGCAGGCAAGCCAATCCCGTGCTTCCGTGATGCGGTGAAGCTCAAATCGCCTGTCCATGCCTTCGTAGGAATCAGTGGTAGATCGTACCAGCCGGCCGCGAGTCTTTATTGGATTCTCTTCCTTGCGGCCGCGTGTGGACGCGGGTTCGAATCCCGCCGAAGGCGCTGGACGCAAGGATAGCGAGGAGGTCAAATGGCCGATCTTGAGCGAATCATCATGGACGCGGTCGCCGACGCGCTGATAGATGTCGCCGAAGAGCTCGCGCCACAACGCGTCGCTGAGCTCAAGGCTTCGGCCGTGAAACCGTGCACGAGCGAGACAACAAGCGAGGCGATCGCCAGGATCGGCGGTCGCCTCACGTTGGGGAAAATCAAAGCGTCATCCGTTTAGGCCGAATACGAAACGGATGCGTCTTTCCATCCGGGAAACAGGTTCTCGAATTTCGCATTGGCGTCAACGTACTTGTTTGTTATGTCGAGCACCTTATGCTTCACCTCCGTTTCGTCCGCTATCCCGTAGAAGCAATGGCACATCTCTTCTACAACGGCAAGGTACGGGACGAGCGTGTCGTCCGGATTGAGTTTGCGCCACATGTGGACGGGGAAGACGAGAAACGTTTTCGTCGTTCCCAGTTCGTCTCCGTCGAGCTCGACGGAATATCTGCTGCCGGGAATGAACAGAAGCAGTGCTTTGTTGCGGATGACAGGTGGTTCCGTTTCGAAGCTTTTGGCCATGACGTTCAGTCCGGCTCCGATGGCCAGGATCTCGTTTGGCAGAAGTTCGACCGTCGACCGTATGTCGATTCTGTCGGCTAGCAATGACGGGATTTCAGGTCCGTCGATTCCATCAACGGCTCCGCGGATTCTCATGAGTTTCCTCCTTGTTTTTGCGTGGCCTTCCTCCGCCGACGCCGCGGCCGGGGCGTTGCGCGTTCCATTGGTCGATGGTCTCCTCGCGCCAGCCCCTGGCTTTGCCAACGATCACGTCGGGCTCGGGCAGCTTGTAGCGTGCCAGCGCGCCTTTGGTGATGCCGAGACGTTGCGAGACTTCGGTCATGCTCAGGTATCGTTCAGTCATCGTGGCGGCTCCCGGCGTATCCGGCGGCCAATCCCATGATCCCGGCCGCGAGGCCGAATCCTCCGCCGTGTTCGAGTCCGGCGTGCGTCATGCAGACGATGCCGAAGAGCATTGCGATGATGCCGAAGATGGTCGGTCTTTTCATGATGCTCATGGTTCCCTTGCTAGGATGGATGGACGGGGTTCCGGCTAGTACGAGTAGCCGGAACCTTTTTTACTTGTGCTTCGGTGGCTTTTTGCCTTCCCTCAGCCCGAGCCAGACGCTCACCGCTATGGCGATTATCTGGAGGATGGTGTCTATCCAGTCCTTGGGTTCCATGTTCACCTCCTTTCGTTTCCGCTTACATAACTATTATAACAAAGTATGTAAAGTATTGCAAGTCAGGCAAAAACGACACGCCGGAATAAGACATCCATGGTGAAGACAGCACGAAGCACTACAAGGCGGTGACCACATGCCAAGAACCCGCAAAACCACACGCCAATTCGAAAAATACAAGGCCGCATTCTTCACACAATGCAAGGCACAGCATGCAGTCTGCTGGTTGTGCGGCATGCCGATAGATTATTCAGCACCGAAGAACACAAGCGATGATTCATTCAATCTTGATCACCTCTATCCCGTCTCGAAGCACCCCGAGTTGCAGTTCGACCCGGCAGGCTTCAAACCATCTCACACCAGCTGCAACCGGCTAAGAGGCAACAGTGACCCGCCCGCACCAATCGGAACACTCTCAAGACAATGGATAACAACAGCATGAGCAAGGAGGCAATGATGCCACAGCAGCCAGTCACACTAGAGCTCACCGCCACAATCAGCGACAAGACATTCCCAATCAGCTCATTCACCGTCAACATCCCAGTCAAAGTCACCCACAACGAAGTCAACACCTTCACAGTCGGCGACTGCTACACCACACTCATCACGCCCAAGCCACCAAGCGCAGACGAACTCATCACACGCTTCACAAACGCAATCAAAGCATTCAAAACAGCATTCGAAACCAACCCCGACGGGGTAGGGGCGGTGAAATCCTGAAAACCACCCCGAACCGACCCACGTCCCGCGTGGTTGGTCTTCCTCTCCCCGATGGCCGAAATTGAACGGGGGTCGCGCGCGCGATTGCAGATTCGAGGTGAAGTATGTCGGTGAAATTCCCGAGCCATAATGTGGCGGAGGCTTTGGAGCGCTCATTGAAGAACGCCGATGGGCTGAAGGCCGTGAATTCCGCAGTGGTCGCGGCCGCCCGCGTACTGGCTGGTCGGATTGACTTCCTGAATGCCACCGGATTCGTTGACGAGAACGGGAAGATCGACAATGTGACTCTGCCGACTTTCCTGAAATACTGCCAGTCTCTCGGATTGACTTTGGACGCTCCAGCGAAGGTCGGGCGTCCGGCCAGGCAGAAGCCCGAAGTCAGGGCTGAGGAAGCGAAGAGCGACAAGGTTATCGCGATGGATGATTTCATGAAGCGTTTCGGCTGAGAGGTGGTGTCCGATGGTGGCTGAGAATCTTACGGTTTTCGGTGCCATCGATGACGAGAGACATGGCGTGACCCTGCCGCGTATCTTCACGCCGCCGCTTCGTCCGTTGACGAGGGAGACGAGCAATGGTTTCGCGGTGATCGCGTTCGCGGAGATCATGCTGCACGTCCACCTTTACCCGTGGCAGCAGTGGCTTTTAGTGCATGCGCTCGAACTGCTTGAGGACGGTTCGTATCGTTTCCGCAAGGTCATCGTTCTGGTGGCCAGACAGAACGGCAAGACAACGCTGATGGGCGTGCTGGCCGCATGGTGGCTGTTCGTCGATTCCAACAAGCATCCGGACAGGGTGCCGCCGGTGAAGTTCCTGGTGGTCGGCGCAGCGCAGACATTGGACAATGCCAAGGGCCCGTACAATCAGGTCAAGGAGTGGTGCAATCCTCAGCCTTCTACTGATGAGGAAGCGGATCTGGTCATTCCGGATCTCGCCGCGATGACGCAGAAATTCGTTAACACGAACGGCGAGGAGGCGATCATCACCCGCTCGAAGGCCCGCTATATCGTCCGCGCCGACAAGAACATTCGAGCAAAGTCGGCCGCGCGTGTGGTGTTCGATGAGTTGCGTGAGCAGCATACTGATGATGGCTGGAATGCCGTCAGCCAGACCACAAAGGCCGTCTGGTCAAGCCAGTTGTGGGGCATCAGCAATGCTGGCGATTATCGTTCCGTCGCGTTGCGCAAGCAGGTGGACAAGGGCCGCAAGCTTGTTGACGAGTGGACGCGCCTGAGCGCCGACGGTGGCAATCCGGCCGACGTGTTCCTGTCCGGCGAACAGGACGGCAGTTTCGGATATTTCGAATGGAGCGCCCCTGACAAGTGTCCGGTGGATGATGCCGACGCGATCCGGCAGGCTAACCCGTCGCTCGGCTATGGGCCGATGACCGTCATGAGCGTCAGATCCGACATTGACGGCATGACCGAGGCCGCGTTCCGCACCGAGGTCCTGTGCCAATGGGTTACGGCTGACATCATTCCTTTCATCAATCCGAAAATGTGGGCCAGCGGCATCGACTCGCGTTCCACGATTCCGAATGAGAATCGAGTGGTGCTGTCCGTGGACACGAGCGCGGACCGTAAAACCACGTATGTGGCCGCTGCCGGAATGCGCGTGGACGGGTTGCCCCACGTGGAGCTGATCGCCCGCCGTGACGGCATGCTGTGGGTGCCGCATTATCTTGACCTTTTGCAGGAGCGTTGGCCGCATATCACGGAGATCGCCGTGCAGGGCAAGGGCTGTCCGGCAGTGGACTTCATCGACCCGCTCACCGAAAAAGGGTGGACGGTGCATCTCATCGAAGGCTTCCGGCTGGGCGCGTGCTGCGGCCGCTTCCACGACCGCGTGCGCGAGGGCAAGCTACGGCATCTTTCGCAGCCCGCCATCGAACAGCAGGTTTCCGTGGCCGTGTCCCGAAGGCTCGGCGAAGTCGAGGTGTGGGACCGCACCAAGTCCGCATTGCAGATTTCAGGCTTGGTGGCCGAATCGCAGGCGCTATACGCGTTGGAGACCATGCAGGCTGTGGATGTCGAACCGGCGAAGGCTTCCGCCTATTCGGGACATGGATTGATGATTCTTTGATTTTTTGAAGCGATTGGAGGTGCCTGATGGGCCTTTGGAGCGCCTTGAGGAACGTTTTCCAGCCGCGCTACAGCATTTCCTTTGATTTGTCTGACCAGATGGCCGTGATTCAAGGTCAGACGGAGGCCGAGCTTTTCAAGACACAGCCGCATTTGCGTACCGTGATTACTTTCCTGGCACGGAATGTCGCTCAGGTCGGTTTGAAGGAATTCGAGCGTGTCAGCGACACGGACAGGCAGCGTGTGACCGATGATGTGCTGATAAATCTGCTGAAGCAGCCGAACGGCACGATGACGGGCTATGAGTTGATGCGTCAGCTTGTGGCTGACTTGGCGCTTTACGATAACGCCTACTGGGTGGTCATGCAGACGCCTGATCGGGATGCCGACAAGTTCGGCAGCTGGCAGATTCAGCCGATTCCGCCATGCTGGGTGCAGGCGAAGCGTGATGGCAGTGTGTTCCAGCCGGCCTATTATCGCGTTTATCCTGATTCGGGCACGTCATACTATGATGTGCCGGCCGATGACATGCTTGTGTTCCACGGGTGGAATCCGGATGACCCGACGCAGGGCGTTACTCCCGTGAGGGCCTTGAAGGACATTATCAACGAGCAGATTCAGGCATGGTCGTATCGCACTCAGGTGTGGAAGCGCGGCGGCCGTATCGGCAGCGTGCTGGTGCGTCCGAAGGATGCGCCGGAATGGAATGACGACGACCGTGAGCGTTTCATGCGCGGGTGGAAGGAATTCACCGACAAGGGAGCGCAGGCCGGTGCCACGCCATTGCTTGAGGATGGCATGGAGTTGAAGCGTTTGGGCTTCAATGCTCGTGAGGAGGAATTCAGCGAGGTCACGAAGCTTTCGCTGTCCACCGTCGCAAGCGTCTACCACGTCTCGCCGGTCATGGTCGGCATCCTTGATAACGCGAATTTTTCGAATACCAAGGAATTCCGCAAGATGCTGTATTCCGAGACGCTTGGTCCGACCATGCGCATGATCGAGGACAGGATAAACACTTTCCTCGCTCCGAAGGTCGGTGCGCCGGACGCGAATTACATCGAATTCAACATCCGCAGCAAGCTTTCCGGCGATTTCGAGGAGCAGGCCAGTGTGATGAGCACTTCGGTGGGAGCTCCGTGGATTACGCCGAACGAGGCGCGTGCCAGTCAGAATCTGCCGCGCGTCGATGGCGGTGACGAACTGGTTGTGCCGCTCAATGTCACCAAGGGCGGCCAGTCAAGCCCGCAGGATGGCGGTGACCCGTCGCGTCCAGCTGACGGTTCGGCCATTGAATCGGACGACGGCGAGAAAACAGCGGCAATCGTCAATGCTTGGCGCGATCGCCTGGAGAAGAGCGTCAGATCACGTTTCGGCGCCGGTATGGGCGTCGATGACATCAAATGGCTCAAATGGCAGAACGAACTGCAGGCTGACCTGACCATCAAGGCCGGTTTGGGGCAGTTTGATGCCGGTGTGAGGGCATTGCAGGAGACGGAGGACATGCGAACGCATTTCAAGGAGGTGCATGATGCACTTTAAGGATTTCGATTGCCGATTCAAGGCCGACGGCGAGGACTCGGCGCTCAAGGACGGCGAATTCATCGCCTACCCTTCCACTTTCACCCGCGAACCCGACTGTTACGGTGACGTGGTGGCGAACGGCGCGTTCAGCAAGACGATCAAGGCATGGCAGGACAGCGGCAACACGCTGCCAGTGTTGTATGGGCATCGTATGGATGACCCAGATTACAACATCGGCGGCGTCGATTCGATGGGCGAGGACGATCACGGCTGGTGGATTAAAGGCCATTTCGACATGGACTCTCCGAAGGCCGCGCAGGTCTACCACCTGATCAAGGAAAAGCGTCTGACTCAACTGTCCTTCGCATTCGACGTGATGGACGAGGGCGAGGTTGAGCTTGATGACGGCACCAAGGCAAACGAACTGCGTGAATTGAAGGTGTATGAGGCATCCTTCGTGCCGATCGGCGCGAATCAGGATACCGGCATCGTGGACGTGAAGGCCGCGCTGAGCCGGTTGAAGACAGGACGCCACATCTCGCAGAAGAATCTAGACATTCTCTCGCAGATCGCCGATGACCTGACAAGTCAGGCGAAGAAACTCAAGGATTTCGTGGCTGAGAACACCACTCAGTCCGACAACAACAATGACAATGACCAGAGTGACGATGCGAAGGCATCGGATGCCGGTGCAGCCAAGAACGAGGAGCCTGAAGGGGCCAAGTCCGAGGAGCCGGACGGTTTTTCCGAAGCGGAAGCGTTGCAACTCGCAATAAAGATTGCCCAAGTTGGGCGGAAAGGGGAGTGACCGCAATGGCATCTCTCAAGGAAAAGCGAGCCGCGCTTGTCAAGCAGCTCGAAGAGAAGCAGGGTCTGCTGGCCGCTGGCAAGGCGGATGGCGACACCATCGCATTTGTGAAGAACGCGCTGGCTGAGATCGAGGGCATCGACCGTCAGATGGACGGTATGAAGCAGACCGATGACCTGCTCACGCAGATCGGCCAGCTCAATGCCAAGTCTGGCGTGCAGCATGTCGGTGGCTCCGATGCCATCCATGCCAAGAGCGTCGGCGAATATTACGTCAAGTCCATGCAGACGGCGGGCTTTGACGTGAAGTCCGCCATCGCTCATGGCTACGAGGTCGAGTGCAAGGAGAACACCGACACCAATGTCGAGGGTGCGCCGTCTGCCGGTTACACGCCGTATCTGACCCAGACCGATACCGAGCCTGCTCGCCCGTATCAGCGTCCGCTGGTCGTGGCCGACCTGTTCTCTACCGGCGCCATCACCGGCACCGTCCTGCAGTATCCGGTTTTCGATGAGCTGGAAGGCAACGCCAAGATGGTCGAGGAGACCGGCGCAGCCCCGCAGGTCCATTGGAAGGACCCGACTTGGAAGCAGGACAAGATCGGCAAGGTGGCCAGCTTCTTCGGCATCAGCGAGGACATGATGGATGATCTGTCCTGGGTCATCGGCGAAATCAACGATGCCGCGCAGTATGACCTGAAGCTGCAGGAGGAGACGCAGCTGCTGTCCGGCGATGGCAGTGAAAACAATCTGACCGGCCTGTTCAACCGTGGAATTCAGACGATGGATAATAAGGATGGACTGTCCGACGCCGACCGTCTGTCCAAGGCTGCTCTGCAGATCACCACCACCATCAACTTCCAAGCCGACGCCTACGTGATGAATCCGCTTGACTTCTGGAAGCTGACCATCGCCAAGGATGCGAACGGCAACTACCTTAACCTGACCGATGGGGCCAAGCTGTGGAACATCCCGACCGTGGCCACCGCCGCCATCACCGAAGGCACCGCGCTGGTCGGCGCTTTCAAGAGCGCCAAGGTACTGCGCAAGGGTGGTCTGGTCGTGAAGATGACCGACTCCGACACCGACGATTTCCTGCACTTCAAGCAGAAGTGCCGCGTCTCCGAGCGTCTGGGCCTGCAGGTCAAGTATCCGAAGGCCTTCGTGAAGGTCACTCTCGGTAAGGCGGCCTGATCATGACGCAGAAGTACGTGCGCTTCGCTACTCCGTCCGCCGATTCCATCGACAAGACGCAGGGCGTGGCGGAGCTTGTGGCGCTTGACGCCAAGGGCAAGCCGGTCACTATCGGCGGTGCCGTCTCTCTTCCGGTGGCGAATAATGTGCCAAAGGCAGCTTCTGACGCGCCGACCAAGCAGGAATTCGATGCGCTTATCGATTCCCTGGTGACCGCTGGCCTGATGGCAGCCAAGTAAGTGATTGGGGGTGCGGCATGACTGCCGTGATTGGTGATCTGATTCCAAGCGCCGACTCTTTCCAAGTCGATGCCGGTTTCAAGATGAGGGCCGCTCAGGCTGCGATTCGCAAGCATTGCGGCTGGCATGTCGCGCCTTCCGTCACCCGCACGATTCGCTTGGATGGTCATGGCGGTGACTCGCTTCTCTTGCCATCCAAGCATGTGACCGCGCTTTCGAGTCTGAAGTTTGATGGCGTGGAGCACGTGCAGGATGCGCGTTTCAGCGAGGCTGGGAGCCTTGTGCTGGTCAATGGCGCCACCTTCCCTGATCTGCCAGGGAGTGTGGAAGCGACCATTACTGATGGTTGGGATTTGGAGGATGTGCCGGAAGTGCAGATGATCCTGTTGGACATCGCGTCTCGTGTGATGCAGGTGCCTGGCACGGTATCCTCCCAATCCACAAATGGCTCAAGCGTTACCTACCGGTCAGGTTCCGATGGTGGCGTGCCTAACGTGGCGCTTTTCGATTCCGAGAAGCGTACGCTGCAGCCTTACCGCTTGTCGTGGGGGGTGAAGCCGTGACTTCCGCGTTGGATTATCTCGGCCGTGGCTCGTCCTTCAGCATGTCTGGCGTGACCAAGTGGCGGCGACTGCGTGCGAGGAAGGTCGATGACCCGTATTCCGGCGAGCAGACCGGCGAGGACTGGTCCAATCCGGAAACTTTGGATTTCACTGGCGCTCTCGCCAGCTCCAGCAGCACGCGCACGCCCGACGGTCTGCGCGAGCAGACCACGAGCACGTCTTACCTCACGTCTCCAGATCTGACTCTCGACATTATGCCGGGGGATAGGATTCAGGCGCTGCCGGATGACGGCAGACGATGGGAGGTGTCCGGCTACCCAAGTCGTGACGCGAATGCTTTCACTTCGTGGCAGCCGACGGTCGAGATTCCACTATCCGAGTACAGGGGGTGATGGTTTTGGGTGTGATGGTCAAATTCAACGATCGATATTTCGATGAGTTGATGAATTCGGCTGGCGTCAAGGCCATGACCCGTCGTGCCGCCGAGAAGACGCTCGCATATGCGCAATCGCATGCTCCGGTTGATACGGGAGCGTATCGCGATGGCCTCCAAATCGAGGAGGTCAAGCATGCGCATCGAACCACATGCATGGTGGTTGGCACTGATCCGAAGACCCTGCTCGTGGAATCGAAGACGGGCAACCTCCGCAAGGCGTTGAAGGCAGGCAAGTCATGACCATGGTCCTGCCACCGGATATCGAATTGTGGATCTGCTCTTTCCTGCGAGCCAGGCTTAAGCCGTCTTTTCCGACGATCATCGTTTCGAATCGTGAGCCGGACGATTACGACGGATCACGGCCGCTCGTCGTGGTGCGTGATGATGGCGGCGTGCAGTCGAATCGCGTGCTCTTCGACCGGAGCGTTGGCGTGACCGTGCGTTATGGGGCTCGTGCCGCTCCGAAACCATGCCGTGACTTGGCGGCCAGAATCTACGGTTTGCTCACCGACCCCGGTATTTGCTCGCTTGACGGTTCTCCGATCGCGGGCATTGATGAGGACGGGTGCAATGGTCCGTATTTCGTGGCCGAGGACGCGAATATCGCCAGATGCTATCTGACTCTCGAATTCTCCGCTATTGGGGAATTCCGATAATCCAATAATTTTTTAAGGCGTTGAAACCAAGTGTTTCAGCGCCTTTTTTGTTTGAAAGGACAAAATATGGCAGCTGATTCAGCAGGCAATGACCTGAGCGCCGCGAAGATCGTGGTTACAAGCGCCTTCCGCTTCGCACCTTATGATGCGACGCAGAAGCTGACCGCCGATCTCATCGCGCCGACCGTGGCCGACGTGAAGACCGGTTTGGACAAGATTTTCACCAAGGGTGGCTTCGTCGGCCTTATCACCGAGGATGGTGCACCGCAGGACAGCCGTGACGCCGATAATGCGATCAAATTCCACCAGCCTGGATATTCGATCAATGGCAAGGCGTCGCTGACCGCGCAGTTCACGGTGGCCGAGGATAACGACATCACCCGTCAGATGACCATCGGCAAGCCGGACGCGAGCGGCGTGTATCACGTGACCGACGTGATTCAGGACGGCAAGTGGTTCTGCTATCAGGAGACGGTGTTTAAGAATGGCACGCATCGCCGTCGTCTTGGTGTCGTGAATCTGACTGGCAATGAGCAGGGTCAGGATACGGCCGGCGAGAACACCGGTGACGCTTGGACCATCGAATGGATTCAGGATGACGCCTGCGATTCCGGCGCCTCGAAGTACCTGCAGTCCTTCGTGATGCCGAAGGCTTCGTCCGGTTCTCATGCAACCGATCATCAGGCTGATGATTCCGAGTCTCAGCCGGTGGCTGACTGATTCAACTCTTCCCAGCATGTGTTTCTTTCTTCCTTTCTTCGCATGTGCTGGGATTCTTCCTATTCATCCAACAAAGTAAAGGAATTTTTCGTAGTCGTTTGAAAGAAGGAAGCAATGACCAAGAATGTGATGCCCTCCGCCGCCGATTTCGCCGCATGGACTCAGGAGGATGAGGACAAGGCGCTTGAGGCCGTCGCCGCGCAGATGGACGTGAAGCATCTCATCAAGGACGGTTCCGTATGGTTTTTGGCACCGCATGGCCACATCTACAAGCTGCCTTTGGCGCTGTCGATTGATGATTTCGTGAAGCTGTCCGACATTAAGTCGGATGTCGAGCAGATCCAGACGTTGAAGGACATGCTGACTGCTTTCGCCGGGGAGGAGGCGGCCAAGGAGCTGGCGAAGGAGCCGGTCATGGTGCCGATGAACATCCTCAGCTCGTATGGCGAAATCATTGCCAAGGTGCAGGGCGCTGATTTGGGAAAATCGTCGGCTTCTGCCAGCTCCTCCGAGGGGAGGACGGCAACCGAATAAGGGCTGATTTCGCGGCGCGTGGATGGAGTCTGCAGGCCGACTTGGGCGGCAGGCTCCGCTATGCGGACGCGATCGCCTTGTGGGAGAGCCTTTCGGCTGACCCATCGACGTATTGCGGCATGTCTGCCGTGCATATGGTGCTGCCGATGGACGCGACGGCTATCATCACCGCGATTCAGGCCGGTGGCACGTCGATGCTTGGTGACCTCGCGCCCGGAAAGTCGGGGAAGAAGCATGTCGAGGTGACCGATGAGGAGCGTCGTGAGGCGTTGGAGTCGATGAGCAGCATCTTCGGCTTCAAAAAGACAAGTGAATAGAGGAGGCTGTCATGGCTGGTGGTAGCGAGCTTGGTTCCGCGCATGTGAGCATTTTCCCGCAGATGAATGGCTTCCGCCAGAACGTGGCGAAAGAAACCGGCAAGGCAGTCTCCGACCTGAAAAACGCCTTTTCCAAAGGGTTTAACGGGGCGCAGCAGGGCAAGCAGATCGGCAGCGCCTTCAAGAACGGGTTCAACAGCGGTGCCGCCGAGCTGAATTCCGATGCTTTGAAATCCTTTAAGAAGGATGTTGCTCAGGCGAGCCAGAAGAACACGGACGCGCTGCTGAAATTCAAGGCGGCTGGCGTGCAGGTGCAGGCAGCTCAGGAGAAGCTGAACGCGGCCACGCAAAAATATGGTGCGGACAGCACACAGGCGCAGGCTGCGGCCATCAAATTGGAGCAGGCGCAGATCCGGCAGAAGGCGGCGTCCGACAATCTCAAGGCGGCGACCGATAACCTCAAGACCGCCAAGGGACGGCTTAAGGACCTTGAGGCGCAGTTGGCGGCCGAAGCTGACAAGTCGAAGAACGCTTTCGTCCGGCTGGCGTCCGGCTTCGCGTCGGTGGGCCAGCAGATCGTCGGCAAGATTCCAGGCGTTAACTTGGCCGTGCAGAAGATCAGCACGACGGCTGGCGAGGTCACGTCGTCCATCAAGAGCAAGTTTTCGGCCGTGTGGAATGCGCTGCCGGAGGGCGCGCGTAATGCTGCCGCGAAGGCTGGCAATGCGTTGCATACCGGGTTGGGCAAGGCGTCCGGCTTCGCGTCCAAGGCCGTGTCCGGTATCGGCAACGCCGCGAAGGGCATGGCCACCGTCGTGTCCGGAGCCGCTACCGCCGCCGCCGGATATTTGGTGAATTTCGGCAAGCAGGCCGTGGATGCGGCTCTCAAGGCCGGTGAGGTGACCGCGAAATTCCAGCAGGTCGCCAGGAACAATAACTGGAGTGATGAGGAGCAGAAGTCGCTGCTCAGCCTGAATAAGACGCTTGGACAGACCGGCGTCATATCCGGTGGCACCTTGAAGGCCGCTCAGGCACAGCTCGGCACTTTCGCACTGACCGCCGATCAGGTCAAGACCTTGACGCCCGCCTTGGCCGACATGATCGCCAACAACAAGGGCTACAACGCGACGGCTCAGGATGGCGTGCAGATCGCTAACCTGCTTGGCAAGGTCATGACCGGTTCGGCCACGGCACTGTCGAAGTATGGCGTGACGATGACTGACGCGCAGAAGAAGGTCTTGCAGGAGGGTAGCGCGTCCGAGAAGGCCGCTATGGCCGCGCAGGTCTTGGAGGCTAATTTCGGCGGCATCAACAAGGCTCTCGCGGAGACTCCGCAGGGCAAGATGACCATCCTGCAGCATGAGATTGCCGGTTTGAAGACTTCGGTCGGCAATGATCTGATTGCGGCTTTCGGTGGTGTCGGTGGCGCGGTCATCAAGATGGTGCAGGCCGTCGAACCGCTCATCACCGCGTTTTTCGACAAGGTGGCCGCACTGGCGCAGAAGATTGGCCCGCCGCTTGAAAAAGTGTTCGGTGGTATCGCCGACAAGATCAGCAAAATCAATTTCAGCGGCTTCACGGGCCAATTGTCTGGCTTGTCCGGCCCTATCGCAGCCGTGACCGGCTTGCTGGGTGCGGCTGGTCTTGGTGGCGCGTTGAGCGGCTTGAGTGGCGTGCCGGTGATTGGCGGATTGCTGTCGAAGTTCGGTGGCGTCCTGTCTGGTCTTGGTGGTCCTGTCACTTTGGTGATTGGCGCTCTGGCCGGCCTTATCGCCACGAGCCCGCAATTGCGCAGCGAATTCGGCACGATGCTGCAGAACGTTTTCGTCAGCTTGCAGCAGGCATTCCGAATGCTTCAGCCGTCGATTCAGACGCTCATGACGGCTTTGAGTCAATTAGCGGCAGCTGTCATGCCGGTAATCACCAATCTCGTCGGCCAGATAATCCCGCTGCTGACACCGATAATCTCCACGCTTGTGGGTGCTTTGGTACCGGCCATTCAGGGCATTCTGACCGTGGTGACCACCGTCATTCAGGCGATAACTCCGGCCATCCAAGGAGTCCAGCCGGTTGTCACGGCGGTAGTCGCATCCATCACGGCTGTGATTCAGGCGCTCATGCCGGTCATCTCGCAGATCAGCAGTCTCATCACTGACGTGGTGGCTGCCATCACGCCGGTGATTCAGGGCCTTGAACCTTTGGTCACGACTGTGGTGCAGGCGATTACCAGCGTGATTCAGGCTCTGGTGCCGGTGATTCAAGCTCTCGCACCATTGGTGTCCACCATCATTTCCGCGATCGTCGGCTTTATCAGCTCGACATTGCTGCCGACCATTCAAGCGATGCTGCCATTCATCCAGGGCATCATCGGCGGCATCACGATGGTGGTCAAGGGCATCGTCAATGTCATCCAAGGCGTCATCAATCTGGTGACCGGCCTGATTCATGGCAATTGGAGTCAGGCGTGGAACGGCTTTAGTCAAATTGTGCATGGTGTTGTGCAAGGCGTGCTCGGCTTTTTAGGTGGCATTGGCAGTGCGATTATCGGCATCTTCGCTGGTGCTGGCACGTGGCTGTGGAACGCCGGCGCGAGCATCATCAATGGTCTGCTCAATGGCTTGAAGGCGGCTTTCGGTCGAGTGAAGAGCTTTGTGAGTGGCATCGGCGATTGGATCGTCAGACACAAGGGCCCGCTCAGCTACGACAAGGTGATGCTTAAGCCTGCTGGCTTGGCGATCATGCGTGGATTCGACAAGAGCCTCAAGGCTGGCTGGAAGGACGTGCAGCGCACCGTGAACGGCATGAACGCGCAGATCAACGGCGGTTTCGATGTCGATGCGTCGAAGTCGGGGCGCGCGAATGTCAGCAACGGCGGTGGTTCGACCACGTATGTCCAGCAGACCTTCAATTATCCGGCGATCGCTCCGACGAGCATTAGCACGCAGCAGAAGCTGCAGACTGCGGCGATGCCGCAATGGTGACAGGGAAAGGGTGGTGCAATGATTCTCACGGATTATCTCATCAATGGTCAGAATCTGACTGGCGAGCATGCGAGCCTGATTGTCGGCACCACCCATTTCACGAGCATTTCACCACGCATTAATTCCGTCACGGTGAATGGTCGGAGTGGTGTGAGGCTTCCTGCTGGCCCACTGGCTTTCGACGCGCCGGAAATCACGCTGAAATTCATCACGAATGGGCCTGATGCGGATACTCTGATGCACCGCTTCTACCGCTTGTGCCGCTTGGCCTCGTCGTTGACGCGTGTGGAGCGTGACACGGTGTCCGGTTGGACTCGGCGCATGACCGCCAGCGCGGTGTGCACGTCATGTCAGCCGGACGGTGACGAGATTCCGTGGGATGACCACCGCGCGGCCACTGCAGTATTTCAACTGCCGGATGTTTTTTGGCAGGGGGAGCAGTGGCAGGAGCGCACCTTGGACGCGACTGGCGGGCGTCTCATGGCCGGTAGTGTCGATAAGCCCAGCAACAAGGGTTATTGGACACGGTGGGCTGGATTGCCGAACGCCTCGCCCTCGCAGCTTTTCGACACCATCCCCGAGGGATGGCTTTCCAATGCGCCAATCGGCACGCTGGTATTGCGTTTCGGTGCTGTCACTGGTGTGACCATTTCAGATCCGGTGAGTGGCACGAATCTTATGTGGGGCGGCAAACGTGACGCCTCACGACCTTATCTCTTCGTCGATGCAGCCAATCGCAAGGCGTGGACGGCGGCCAATGCCGACGCATGGTCCGGTGGTACGGATGCGTCGAATGGCGTCGACTGGACCACCGAGCCACTGCAAGTGTGGCCCGCGATCGATTCCGGCGATTATCGCATCACCATCAAACAGACCGGCGGCACGGACAAGGTGGTCTGCCGGTTTTTGCAATCTTGGGAGTGATTCATGGCAAAGTCCCTTCATGCCCGTCTCGTGGCTTATCGTCCATTCGGTGAGCGCATCGGTGTGCTGGCGGAGCCGGTGAGCTTCAGCGCGTCCATGCTCCACAATGACGATGGCGCAATCAGCATCGAATATTCCCTGCTGTCCGGTGACGCTCAGGCTTTCGACCGCGAGCTTACGGACGGCCTCGAAGTGGCCGTGGAAGTGTCGGACGGCAGCGGCTTCAATGAGCCGGATAATGCGCGTTTCGTCATCACGGGCCGCTCCGGCAAGACGGATGATCGCACCAAGACCATCACCTACAGCGGCCAGTCTATAAGCTGGCTGCTGTCCAAGGCCGAAAACAACGATTCGTCGCACCTCATCACTGACGGGGACAACAAGGGCAAGCGCCCCTTCTACAGCTCCAATCCGGGCACGATTCTCAAGACGCTGCTGGACGAAAACCGTCAGCGTGGTGGCGTGGCCACTGGTCTGACCTTGGGCTTCGACACCGCCAAGGACTCTGCTGGCAGTAATTGGGCAAAAAAGTACACTCTGTACTATTCACTCGGTACCGATTTGCAGACCATCCTGAGTGCTCTTGTCAATGGTGGCGGCTGCGACTGGCGCACGTCCGGTAGGACGCTCAAGATGTGGAATGCGGACAGCACCGCCCTTAGCCGTGACCTGAGCAAGAGTATCGTCCTGCAATTGGCCCGTGACATCAGCGAGGCACCATTCGAGGAATCCATCGCTGATCTGGCCAGCACTATCCTTGTCGAGGGTGACAATAATCTGCTTTTCCGCATGGATAATCCGGCTGCTCCGACCCCGTGGGGCAAGTGGGAATCCTATTCGTCGCAGGGTGGCGTGTCCGACAAGGACACCGCTCAGGCATTCATGCAGTCCACACTCGACGATGCTGCGAGAGTGCGTGGCCAGTATACGCGCGATCTTATCGTTTCCGACGTGGACGCGCTGCCGCTCGTCGATTATCATGCGGGCGACTGGATCACTGCACCCACCGTGTCGCATGGCGAGAAGGTGCGCGTGCAGGAAATCGACCTGAGCATGCGCCAGAATGAGGGACTGACCGCCTCAATCGCCCTGAACGACATCAAGTACGACGCGTCGGTGCGTCAGGCGAAGAAGATCAAGGGCATCACCGGCGGAGCCTCGCTGGCTGGCAGTGAGAGCGGAACCACCGTCTCCACTGACCATGACCATCGCGTGCCGAAGGCGCCGCAGGGTCTCATCGTGCAGACCGACGCCTATATTGGCAGTGACGGTTTCGCCCACGGCTTGGCTACCGTCATGTGGTCCGCAGTGACCGAAGCGACCAATGACACGGCCATTGAGATCAGCAATTATTCCGTCGAGTGGCGCAAGCACGTGGACGGTGCGCCGTGGCATTCGGCCGGAACGACGGACAAGACGCAGCTGGGCTTCGGCAACCTTGACTGCGGCACTCAGATCGAGGTCAGGGTACGCGCCGTGCCAACGTATTCCGACAAGCTCGGCGAATGGTCGAGCATCGTCGTGGCCACCGTCGAATCCGACGTGACCCCGTGCTCCGTGCCGTCGAAGCCGGTGCTTTCCTCGGAATTGGGCGTGGTGACCATCCACTGGGATGGCAAGACCTCCACCGGCGCGTCGATGGAACCCGACTTCGACCACATCGAGGTCGGCGAGGGTGTCAATGCGGCTGGAATGCGGGTAATTTCCGCCACGCAGTCCGGTCAGGGCGATTATCTTGTGACCGGCCTCACGGGTGGCTCGCAGCACTCCTATGCGTTCCGCTCGGTGGACCATGCGGGCAATCGCTCCGCCTGGTCTGCCATCGCCACTGTGACCGTGGCTTCGGCTGTCTCTCCTGATGAGGTCAAACAGATTCAAAAAGATTTGGCTGATAATCAGACGGCTTTGAAGGATAATGCGGCGAAGCTGACGCAGGCGCAGAAGGACATTGCGGCGAATCAGCAGGCGCAGGCCGCCACGTCGAAAGAGCTTGAAGCGGCCAAGGCCGACATCAAGGCCAATCAGTCGGCGATCGGCACGGCCAACGCCACGCTGAAGGACAACACCGACAAGCTGACGCAGGCCCAGAAGGACATCCAAGCCAACAAGACTGGTCTTGACGCGGCGTCCAAAACGCTTGCCCAGGCCAAGACCGATTTGACGCAGGCGCAGAAGGACATTGCCCAGACCAAAAGCGACCTGACCACCGCGAATGGCGAGATCAGCAAGGCCAAGGAATCGGCGGCTCAGGCGTATGCCGAAGCCCACTCGAAGAATCACACTTTTCGTGGGCCGGACGAGCCGAAGGACAATCTGATCGTCGGCGACCTGTGGCTCAAGACGCAGAAGTATTGGACGCGCTGGAAAGGGGAGAAGAATAATTCTCCGTCCTTGCTTGCCGACTTTTACACCTACTGGCAGGGCGAAGCCAATAATTCTCCTTCCGTGCTTGTCCCGCTTTCTGATCGCGTGATTGAGACGCTTGTCTGGGATGGTGCCGCGTGGAACCACATGGGCTATGCCGACGTGGAGAAGAACGCGAACGAGATCGCTCAGGCGAAGTCCGACATAGTGGACAATGCCGCGAAGACCACCGACGCGAAGAAGGCCGCTGAGAATGCCGCTGCCGCAGCGAAGACGGCTCAAGGCACGGCTGACACGGCGAATGGCGCGGCGAAGACGGCTCAGGATACCGCCAATGCGGCCAATGCGGCCGCGAAGAGCGCTACCGCCACTGCCGGTCAGGCCAAGGATGCGGCCAATGCCGCTCAGACCGCCGCCGAGAGCGCGAAGAAGACCGCTGGCAATGCGGAGACGCTGGCGAACACCGCCAATGAGTCCGCCAAGTCCGCCAAGTCCGACGCGGCTTCGGCCAAGTCGGACGCTTCCACCGCTAAGACCGATGCGGCCAATGCGAAGACCGCCGCCGCGAATGCGTCCAGCGTGGCGACTCAGGCCAAGGCCACCGCCGATAGCGCCGCCCAGTCCGCCACCGATGCGGCCAATGCCGCGCAGAAAACGAATACCGCTGCCGCTGCCGCAGCTGGCGTGGCTAACGGCAAGGCCGACGTGCTCATCCAGTCAACGGCGCCGGACGCTTCAATGCGCAAGTCCACGACACTGTGGATTGACACGACGAATGGTGCGAACACGCCGAAAAGGTGGAATGGTAGTGCTTGGGTGGCTGTGACCGATAAGGCCGCGACCGACGCCGCGAACGCCGCCGTCAAGGCCAATACGGCTGCGAAGACCGCGCAGGATACGGCAGACAAGGCCAATATTGCTGCCGCTAATGCCGCGTCTCAGGCGAATCAGGCTCAGGCCGCCGCGAAAAAGGCGCAGACCACCGCGGATGGCAAGAATCTGATCTACCGTGGCCCCGACGAGCCGAATCATGATGGCTTGAAGCCGGGGGACATGTGGTGGAGGACGCAGAAGTATTGGACTCGCTGGAAGGGCGAGAAGAATAATTCGCCGTCCATGCTTGCCGACTTCTACACCTACTGGACTGGTGCGCCAAACGCCAGCCCTTCCGTGCTCGTGCCCTTGTCCGATCGTGTGGTGGAAGTCCTTACGTGGGATGGTACGCGCTTCGAGCCTTTTGACCTCGTGGCGAACAACATTCTCGCTGCTGGCACGGTGGCCGCGAAGCATCTCGCCGCCGACTCCGTGACCGCCGAGAAGGTCAAGGCCAATGCCATCACGGTGGACAAGCTCGCCGCCAATTCGGTCACGACCGACAAGCTGGTGGCTGACGTGGTGACCGCCGCGAAACTCGCCGCCAACTCGGTGCAGGCGCGGAATATCGTCGCATTGGCCATCACCGCCGACAAGCTTGCGGCCAATTCGGTGACCACGAGCAAGCTCAAGGTCACCGAGGACATGACGGTTGCCTTGCTCAACGCGCACAAGATACAGGCCGGAGACATATCAGCCAATGCCGTCACGACCGACAAGCTGGCCTCCAACAGCGTTAACGCCGACAAATTGGCGGCCAACGCGGTGACGGCGGGCAAGGTGCAGGCCGGTGCCATCGGCACGGACAAGCTGGCGGCCAACAGTGTGACGACCGCGAAGCTCCGCGTGACGGAGGACATGACCGTGGCACTCCTGAATGTCCATAAGATTCAGGCCGGAGACATTGCCGCTCTCGCGATTACCACGGACAAGCTTGCCGCTGGCGCGGTCAATGCGGATAAGCTGGCCGCGAATTCGGTCAATGCGTCCAAGATTGTGACTGGTGCCATCACGGCCGACAAGCTGGCGGCAAACAGTGTGACGGCTGTCAAGATCGCGGCTGGCACTATCACGTCCGACAAGGTGGCGGCAGGCCAGTTCCGAGGCTACGTGTTCACCGGCGCCGTCTTCCAGAGCTCCGAGGCCAAGAACACCGGCATGAAGCTCAATAGCACGTCCTTGCAGATGTGGGACAGCAATCACAACCGCACCGTCTACCTGGACGGCGAGGGGAAGAGCAATGTGCTGACCGGCACGTTCCAAACCCGTGTGAGCGGGCATCGCGTGCGCATCAGCCCCGACTACCAGTCGTACATCATCGGAGGTTCGGAGACGTTCGTTGGTGACGGATTGGAATTCCCGGCTTACAACGGGTCCACCGCCTACTTTTCGCATCCGGCCATTGCTTCTGTCATCCAGTCGAATCAGGTCGGCTCGATGGGCGAACTGGACTTGTGGAGCGGACACATCACTAAAAACGACCCTGCTGCTTTCCTTCGCCTCAATTCCAAGCCACGCGCGAAAGGCGGCACCGGCAGCGGCATCACCTCGCAGGCGTACCTCAAGGCCGACACGAATTGGGACGAGGGCGACAACAGCAAGAAAAGCGGCGCCGACCTCAACCTCCAAGGCGTGGGTGGCTCCGGCGCAAGCGCGTATCTCAACGTGCGCAGCGACACCGGCAGCCTCTGCGAGGCCGCCGTGCACTCGTACGGTTCGAAGGCCCGCGCATACTGCATCGCATCCGACGCGAACGGCGAGGTCGGTGTGCTCTCGGACATCAGCACCGGCTACGTGTATCTGGGCGGCTATCTTGGCGGGCTGAATGGACGGCACACTTTCGAGGGTGCCGTGGCGTGGAAACTCTGGTCAAGCTCGCAGAACCTCGTCACCGGCTCATATGGCGACAGCAAATTCTCGGTCGGCAGTCCGGCAAAATACGGACGATATTATGCCGTGGCCTGCGCTGACACCACGTGGGCCGGCATTATCGTTCACACGATGAACACTGGCGGACAGTCCGGGTGGGGCATCAAAGCGTTCAACGCCGACCAAAAATGCGCTGTGGACGTGTGGTGCGACACTTTCGGCTGGCTTGTCAAATGATGATTGGAGTGATTTTGTCTGCGACTTTCGAAAAGGATGAAAACAGCGGACTGCTCATCGTCCGCTGCGACCCGCCAGTGAATGGCTGCTGCAATTTCGTGTTTTCCAGCGAGACCATCGCCTCGTGGAAGGCGCTGCTCGGCCTCGCGTCGACGCGTGAGGCGATCGCGGCGATCATGCAGGGCAGGGAGGACACGAGCCGGTATGACCCGAAGACCGGCAGGGGCGTGTGGACTGGGGCTTATGAGGCCCTGGAAAGCGCGCTCGACGACTCCGCCACCGACGTGAGCATGCTCGCCGCTGATGGCGAGGTCATGAATGACCCGCTGACTGCCGCACGCAACAGGGCACGTGAAGGCATGAGTCTGCCGGTCATGTCGAATGAGACGGACGCGAATCTCATTGCCACGATGGCCGCTGATGACTCCGATGAGGAGCCGTCGAGTGGCATTGACGTGACCGTGACCAAGGACATTGAGGGATTGGACGATTTCCTCAACGATGAATCCAGTCAGGCGATGCTGGACGAATGCGAGGAACGGTTCTACGAATCCCTCATGCCAAGACAAAGCAACTAACAGTAAGGAGTAATTATGGCCGATGAGACCACTACCACCACTGAGACCACTACCGCCGATACCACTACTGCCGTGACGCCCTCTGAGCCGTCTGGCGTGCTTGATTTGCGTCCGCCGAAGGAGTCGGTGCGAGCGGAATTGTGCCGTCTCGGATTGGAGTTTTCCAGCGCTGACGGCACCGCCGAATCTTGGCGCGACTACCAGCGTGGCGTGCTCGCGACGTTCGACGATTCCGGCACGTCCGTCAACGTGACGGACGTGAAGACGAATCTCGGACGCACCCTCACCTTGGACGAATTGAAGGCGGTTACTCGTATCGACACGATGACCGCCGCCGACTAATCCAGCATTCCAATTTTTTCAACCCCTGCAATCCACACGGATTGCGGGGGTTTCGTATTTCAAGGAGACTATTTTGACTCAGATTCCAGCCGACGCGAACGAGGTCATCGACTCTCTTTCCGTGCAAATCGGCACTCTCACGAAGCAGATCGCAATCCTGACCAGTCAGCTCAATGCGGCCATGAAATTGGTTCCGGCCGACGTGCTCGAAAGCGTGAAGGGGGATACGCATGCAGAGGATTAACTGGTTCCCCGACCCGCTCATCACCGGAAAACTCTCCGCGGGAATCAACAATGGCGCAGCAAAAGCTGTTGTGGTCGCCGACAATAAGAATTGGCTCAGAGTCACCAGCACCGCGACCGGCGATAATTTCGGACAATTCTCACTGTCGGACGGCCTCATCCCACCGGCTGGCACGTATCACGTGCACGCCAGGGTATACGCGCAGAAGGCCGCCGCCAATTTCATCGTCTACAGCAACGTCAACTCCTCGTGGAAGCAGTTGCTGAACAAGCCGGTCGCCGACGGGCAAACCCTCACGGTGGACTCCGAGATCACGATTCCGGAAGGATGCCAGCGTCTCCTCGTCAGGATGCAATTGGGGAGGGAGGTCGGCTTGATCGGCATGATGAGCGAAATCCTCATCGAATCGGCCGACACTTACGATAAAGCCGTGGGGGGGGGCTTCCGGGCTTCTTCTCGGGGGACACGATGCCACGCGATTAAGGCGATTCGTCGGGCGGGTGATGTCCGATGATGGTCACGAACCTGATAAGCAGTCCAAGCGCCCGCGTCACGCTGAAGCCGGGCGAGTACACGCCGATTTCGACCATCAAGAAGACTCTGGGTACCACATACTGGTGCACGGTCTGGTTGGACGTGTCGGGCGGCTCCGTCACGATAGACGGCTGTCCGGACACCTTCAGCAAGAGCCAACGCATCGGATGGTCCTTCACGTCCACGGTCGCGAATCCGATGAACCTGAGATGCAAGGTCGTGTCCGGCAGTCCGACCGTCAAGGTGTGGAACATGGTCCTGTGCGAGCTGGGCGAATACCAGGCGAACAAGGCATTGCTCGACGGCCTTTACTTTTTCGACGGGGATACGATGCCACGCGCCTGACCCTCGCATTGGGGGTGGTGGCATGAGTCTCATCGTTAATCACTGCGTCATGCCGAAAGATGGTGTGAGCGTCAAGACGACGAACACGACACCATCGGACATCACCTTCACGGGGTTGACGGCGGGCGTGAAATACCATGTGAGCGTCGTCTGTTACATGCTGCCCACGAGTGGCGACAATCCGCGCTTGCGTCTCACCACCAATGGCAGTGATAGTGGGCTGGTCAGTTCGAATGGTCGCGTGGATTACGTCTTCACCGCCGCCAGCACTACTCACGGCATTCTCGTTGGGCTGAACGGTTGCACGGTCAATCTGAGCAAGGGCTTGTGCGTGCCTCAAGACCAGTGGCAGCAGCTCGTCTCGTTGGGATTGCCGGGCAATTATTTCGATGGCGACACCATGCCGAAAAACTAACGATTTCAAGGAGATGTGATGTGTTTCAAACGTTTTTAGCGGGTTTTGGTGGTGTGGGCGGCGCGTGCGCGGTCATCACCTTGTGCCTCAAGATTTGGCCGGGGGCGCTCGAATCATTGGCTACTGGGCTTTACGCGCACGTCAATCCCGAGCGTTTGCCGTATAACAGCGTGCTTTCCCAGCATTTCGCTAAGACGAGGCAGCTCGGCGAACGTTCCGAACGGTTTGACGGGCGGCTGGACGAATTGTGCAGGGACACGATAAAAAACACGTTGATTTCCCTGATTTACGGCGACCAGTCACACGACCACAGCGAGGCCGTCCGATACGAGCTGGCGAAGCTTGAGAAATTGGACGCGCAATGCTGGATCATCTCGGCCGCCGAAAAATACTTGGAGGACCGGCAATGATGCGTCTCATGATCGCGGGCGGCACCTACCTATTGCTCCTCGCACTCATCATCATTTTCAACCACGGCGCTCACATGCGCTGACATCGATTTTCACAACCGCAAGGCCATCTCTTCGGAGGTGGCCTTTTTATTGCCCCCTATTGGGGGTGGGAAGGAGGCCGTCATGGACGAAGTGACCATGACGCCGGAAATGACACCGCAGGGCGACAGCATGCCGCCCACTGACATCCCGGTCGTGTCCGAAACGGATGCGGCCAAGGCCGTAGAGGGATTGGAGGACTAGACATGGCAAGCGTCAGCGCTTTGATCAACCGCATGCGCTACTGGTGCGCCGTGGCCAACATGGGCTACAGCCAGTCCGACCGTTGGAATTTCAACGCTTCGGCGGGCAATTGCGACTGCTCCAGTCTGGTCATCCACTCTCTCAGGGAGGCTGGCTTCGACACCGGCAGCGCCACTTACACCGGCAACTTGTCCGACAATCTGACCAAGCGTGGCTGGACTCGCCTGCCCGCGAACGGCAGCCCGCAGCCGGGCGACATCCTGCTCAACGACGTGCACCACGTGGCCGTCTACCTTGGCGGCGGCAAGCTCGCGCAGGCGTCCATCTCCGAGCGTGGCACAGCCTACGGCGCGGCTGGCGACCAGACCGGCCGCGAGACCAACATCAGGGGCTACTACTCGTATCCGTGGAATTGCTATCTGCGATATCAGGGCGCCCAGTCTTCCGCTCCAGCCGCAAATTCCGGTGCCATCGCAGTGGACGGCAATGTCGGTCCGGCCACGGTACGCCGTTGGCAGCAGGTGATGGGTACTTCGGTGGATGGCATCATCAGTGGACAACAGATACCGGACGGCAGGACTTACGCGCGTCCCGCAATCGATTCGAGCGTGGTCCGCTACGGCGCTGGCGGCAGTGATCTGATCCGCGCCGTGCAGCGCCGCCTGGGCATCGGCGCTGACGGACTTCTCGGCCCCGGCACCATCAAAGCCATCCAGGCGCACTACGGCTTGGCGCAGGACGCATCATTCGGTCCTGGTACGGCTCGCGCACTCCAGACAGCACTCAATCAAAACCGATTCTAAGGAGAGATTCATCATGGCACAGCATGCCGCAGAAACCACGCTGGAAACCACCGTCAATAATCTGACCAACGAGCGTGAGGACGGTCAGGACAATCAGCAGCCGGGCGTGTACAAGCCGGTGTTCAACGATGCGGTGCGCACGATCATCTATGTGGCTTCGCTCGTCGCCTCCATCGTCGGTCTCGGATTCATGATGTTCGGCGACGCGCAAGTCGGCGGCTTCATCAGCACGGCGGCGGGCTTCATCGCCTCCGGTTTCGGCGTGGCCTACAATCCACTCCGCAACATCTGACAAAAAAATAAGCGTTGCATGAGATTCATCTGCAACGCTTACAAAAATCAAACTGAACCTGCTGGTACATGCTAGGAAATTGCCCCTCTCTCAGCATTGCTGGGGGAGGGGCTTTTTGTTGTTCGAGGGCTTGTTCCGTGGCAACATTTTGGCAACATTTTTTAGAAAACGACGTGATTTTCGTAATCTCGATAAACGTTAGCAATGGTCACAAACCGTTGGAAATAAAGGAAAAGCCGCCATTTCTGGCGGCTTTTCATCAGTGGAGATGCGGGGAATCGAACCCCGGTCCGATGACCGAACCCTCAGTCTTCTACGTGCGTAGTCTGCTGGCCGTGCGGCGGTTTTTCTGCCCCCATCGATGTCGCAGACAACTGATGGCGAGCATATCTACAGTAAAAGTCCCTTGCCGGCCCTGTGGCTCAGCCGGTAAGGCAAGTCTTCTAAACGACGCTCAACATCCCCCCAAAGACGAGGGGGAGTGAACGGAGCGGCTGCTCACTGGTTAATCCTGGCGCGAAGCTCAGGCAGCGAGAGCGAACTCAGTGCGGTTAGATTTAGCACTTATTCTTTTGTAGGGGGCATCCACGAGCGGACCCTACGTTCTCGGCACGCTTCCCTGCGACGAACAGGTCACCGTCGAAACCGATCATCCCCAAATATTGAATTATCAAACCTTCCGGCTTTATAGCCAGAAATTTCAAGATACCACGGTTTATCCGACAAACCAAATTATGCTATCGGCGATTCATCATACCGACGAAACTTCGCAAAACCGGTAAAAAAATTCCGCATGCCGTTATTTGACGGCATGCGGAATCGGTGATGATGAAAGGAAAAGATACGCTTACTTGGCTGCTGCGGCGAGGTAATCCGGAACGCCTTCGGTCGGGTAGGCCGGCCAGCCGCCTTCCTTGGTGCACACGTAGGCGGCGGTGTTCACGGCCGCGCGATGCGCTTCCTTGAGGGAGGCACCGGACAGGATCTTACCGGTGAAGGAGCCGGAGAAGGAATCGCCGGCTCCGACGGTGTCGGCCACCTCGACATGCGGGGTCAGCAGAGTGGAGGTCTCGCCGTCCTTGGCGATGATGGTGCTGAAGGTCGCGCCGCCGGTCAGGATGGTGTACTCCAGATCGAAGCGATCCATGAACCACTTGCAGGCCTCTTCGTCGTTGCCCTCCGGAATGGAGAACATCTCACGCATCATGATGAGCTCGTCGTCGTTGATCTTGAAGATGTTGGCGTATCCCAGCAGCTCCTCGATCAGCTCCTTGGAGTAGAAGTTGGCGCGCAGGTTGATGTCGAAGAACTTCAGCGCGCCTTCCTTGGCATGCTGGAGCAGTTTGATGATGGTGTCATGCGATTCCTGGGAACGCAGACCCAGCGTGCCGAAGCAGATGGCGTCGGCCTTGGACACGGCCTCGGCGAGTTCGTCGGTGTAGCCGATGTGGTCCCAAGCCACGTTCTGCACGATGGTGTATTCCGGAATGCCGTTGGTCAGTGCCACGGCGACGGTGCCGGTCGGGTATTCGTTGGTCTGCACCAGCGTGTTGATGCCGGCCTTGTGCGCATCGTTGAGCAGCTCGGCGCCCAGCTCGTCGTTACCGACGGCGCTGATGGCGTAGCTTTCCGCGCCGTTCTGGGACGCGTGGTAGGCGAAGTTGACGGGAGCGCCGCCGGCGCGCTTGCCGGTGGGGAGCATATCCCACAGGATTTCACCGAGGGCGATGACGATTGGCTTGGACAT